TTTATTTTATTCTACTTTATTGCAAAGTTCTTTAACTCTACTAACTGTATATTATACGCTGGTATTACAGATTTTACAAGTTTTCTTGTATCGACCAGAATCTTGTTAACTGGTTTCGGACCGAATGTCCGAATAATAGTTTTGTCTAAATTATAGATATCGTTCATAAGTGTTAATAATTCAAACTTATTAACACTTACAGGACTAACAAGGTGATATACTCCTGCATAACATGGGTTCAGCATATAGTCATTTATACTCTTTGCTAACTGTAATGTAGTGATTCCATTCCATTGTGCATTTACCCACCCGAATACTTCTTTGCTTGGATTATTCATGATCCAATTCATTAATCCCGTACCTGTTTGCTTTAGTTCGGGCCCAATGATACTCATTCTAAATGTAACATCTTTATTGTTATTTAATTCACCCAATGACTTCGACTTTCCATATACTCCTATCTCTGTATGTAAGTCTGTTTCAATATAATTACCCTTACTGCCGCTGAATACACAATCTGTCGATAAATGTATTATTCTTGTATGTGTACCGCTATATCTATGTTCTAAGAAGTGTGGAAACCATGAATTAATTAATGCTGCTCTATCAGGTCGTTGTTGGCTATCTTTTACTAAAAGCCCTATACAATTTATAATATAATCTACCGATGGTATATTATCTAAGAATGCTTTAACCATTAAAGTATTTTCGATATCAAACGCAAAATCTGCGCCTGTCTTTGCCATTGTAATTACTTCGTGCCCATATTGCTTTAAATACTGAGTAATAATATGACCGGCCATACCGTTCGAACCCAATACTATTACTTTCATAAAAACTTTCCTTTAATCAACATTTCTTTTATCTGTTGTTTTTCTAACATTGTTGTCCTGGACGAAAATTCAGTAGAACGAATCTTAGGTAAATGACTATACTTATCGAGTAATGATCCACTTGCTGATGAAGGTAAAATTACAAAATAGTTATTATCATACAAATAAGTCATCGGAGCCTCGTGCTCAGATACAAGTATTTCATCCAATTTTTCACCGGGTCGCATACCAGTTTCTGTAATATCTACAGTACCGTACTCACCCATTAATACTTCTATCAATTCACTTATAAAACAGGCAGGCATATTCATTACAAAAGTTTCGCCGCCTATACTGTTCTCGCTTGCCTTGAACAATAGTCGAATCGCTTCTTCTAATGTAAGAAAAAATCTAGTCATTCTATTATCTGTAAGAGTAACCGGCACACCTTTCTTTATCTGTTCAATAAATAAAGGTATAACGGATCCGCTCGATCCCATAACATTTCCACCACGAATACATACAAATTTTGTCGTGTCGCTTAGTGTATTTGCTTGGATTATTAATTTTTCTCCTACGGCCTTAGTCATCCCGTACAAATTAATGGGTTCTACAGCCTTATCCGATGATACATCAATGACCTTCTTGACTTGATTTCGAATTGCTGCTGTAATTATATTCTGTGTACCTACAATATTTGTTTTAATTGCTTCTTGAGGTACTTCTTCGCAGATAGGTACATGCTTCAATGCTGCTAAATGAAAGATATAATCGACATCTTTTGTGGCCGAAATTACAGCATCTAAATCTCTTACATCACCTATAATAAATTTAAGTTTAGGATTATGAAATTGCCGTTTCATTGCAACTTGTTGGTATTCGTTGCGAGAAAAACAGACTATTTCCTTAACATCATAAGTCTTCAGTAGCAAGTTGGTTAACATCTGACCCCAGGAGCCAGTAGCACCACTTATAAATATTTTCGATCCATTAAACATCCTGATTACCTAACATATGAATTATTTCAGCATTTGAGTACATTTTTTGTGTTTTCATAAAATCTGCAAAATCTAAATACGGAAGATGTAATGTATTTTCTGAAGGGGAGACTTTTTTAACAGGTGCTTTGATTAATGTTAGCCCGAAGTTATTATCCATCGGGTATATCTCAAACTGTTCCTCTGTTAGCATATGATAAAGTAGTTTATAAGAATCTGAACATAACCATGATTCTGCATACTTTTCCTCAGGCGGAATCATATCGTGTATAATGATCCACTTGTTTGCGTGATCTACAGCGTTATTGAAATCACGCAATACAAAATCAAAATCATGATTGGCATCGATATAAATGATATCAAATCTTGCTTCGGGAAGTAAACTATTAAAATATTCATCTGTTGTTCCGGTGAATAATGCATTACCGTTTGTGTCAACCGAGTATTTATTTTTGCATTTAATAACATTAAAATTTATATTATCTCTGATACCCAATTCAAGATAAGAGTTTTGTTCTATATTGGTTAAGTTATTAATTATTTCGCATCCAAGAATATTAATATCTTTACTTAGTTGTATTTGAAATAACCCCGATACCTTATTATCGAGTGCTACTACTGTGTTAGTAGATGATAAAAAATTTGTAGCTATTGGTAGTCCCAAATCGTATAAATATTGTTCTTCCCACATAGCGCGTTCAAGTTTAGGTAACGGATTACCTTCTGTCCAATAATGTTTCCATTTTGTGATCCATTGGTGATATCCACTATCATAGTTTCCCCACCCAGAGACGGCCGGTGTATAAGGTACCTCTTGAGTATTATAAACTGCTAAGTTAGCTTCTGATAATCTAACAAAGAAATCGTAGTCTTCGAATCCGCCTCCTACATATCGTTCGTCCATCATTCCTATTTTTCTAAATAGTTCTTTTTTGAAGGCAAAAAATGCAAAGGAATATAAACCGACAAAGGCGTACCCATCTTCTAATAATTGGAGGGCTTTTTGTACATGATCTTGAGTGGGTAGAACCTTATCACTCATTAAAATGACTGTTTCGGTAGGAGATGATGCCACACATGAATTTACTAATTTTGAAAAGGATTCGTAACCTGTACCATCAAAATAGTAGAGTACTTCGGGCAGCAGAGAATCTTGTATCGGCTTGTAGTATTGGGGTTTATTTGATATTAAAAATAGCGTATAATTCATACACTATTTATTGTACATACCTGGTCTCGGTAGAAGGAATCGAACCTTCGCCATATGCTCCCAAAGCATACATGATACCATTTCACCACACCGAGAATATTTGGCGGAGCGCCTCGGAGTCGAACCGAGCGGGCCACTCATCATGACCCTACACCTTAGCAGGGTGCTGCGATTACCGCACTGCCCGCGCTCCGTATATGATTATACTGCAATATTTATCTTATTACAATGCTTCCTTAATTTGGCGGCCCGTGTAGGAATCGAACCTACGCATACTGAGTCAGAGTCAGTCATTCTTCCATTAAACTAACAGGCAACATATTGATTGTAACCTTTAATGTTGCCTGCACCTGTATGTCCGCGCCCGGCACATGATCTGGAACAGAAAACATCTTTGGTTATTTGTTTATGATTTCGAGTGAAAATAACATCGCAATGCGAACACAATAACGAATACTTCGGTTTATATCCGTCATATAATTCGTATAACTCTTTATAAGAATAGTGTGTCTTTACCCACTCGAACTCTGTTTCTAAATTCTCTTTGCGTAATATTAAAACACTATATCCACATTGTTCGGCCACACTAGTCTTTCGATCCACTGCTTCTTGTTTTTCATATCCCTTGAGTTCAATTATTTCTAACCCTTTTAAGAAATCCGGATAATACTTAATACCGCCCTTTTCGAGAAAACCCGGAAATCTAATAAATTGAATATTATGATCCAGATTGTATATTACCCATACTAATTCGTATGTAGATCCACAGTAGATGCCTCTATAATACCCGGTCTTCGCACGTCCGGAACCTACTCGGTAACCACCAGCGTCTTGTTTCCAACAATCGTTTGAGCAGAATTTCTTATTTCGCAATAACGACGTAAAGAACACAGAATCGCATTTTACGCACCTACGTTCGATTTTCTCGACTAAATTTGATCCTTTAACAAGCGAGGGCCGCCTATTAGCACAGCTTTGTGTGCAGAATTTACCGGGTTTATTATGCTCAGTTCCACATTTAGGACATATTTTCATATATGTATTTATCTAAACTCAACTAAACTGCGTGATTTTATGGTCCTTAGCAGTATTGGAAACGCTACAGAGAATCGAACTCTGATTTACAGGATGAAAACCTGTTATCCGAACCATTAGATGATAGCGTCCTAACCGATAGACGAATGAGTCATGTCTTCTTCAATTTTAATTGATTCTATATGCTTTCTGATATATCGCATAAACAACATTGCTTTATCTTCATTAAGAAAAACACCGTTGCCAGTATCGTCGATAGGTACAGGAAATTCGAAACCGCATTCTGTCTTATACCAGAGTTCTTTCTGTCTATAAAATTCGAATGTCACTTTCTTATTATTCCTGATCATCTCTTTAATATCGTATTTCATAATTATTCCTTGTCGGGATATCGAGCATCAATTACATCGATTGCATTGTGTGGACTTGTACCACGATCCAACATAGTAATCTTATCAGGTGCAAAGCCATTTTCGACAGTGATCAGCGATTCGTTGCTGTTAATGCCACCGCGATACTTACCGTCGCCCTTTTTATGCATAAGTTTACCTGTTGCAGGATCAATCGATCCCCATTCGGGTGTATGAGCGGTGACGATAGGTTCTACGTAATATGTCTTACCCGTGCGTTGGGAGTATACGATAAATCGCCCTGTTTCGTCTGTGTTTGTAAGAAATTGTTTTCGTAGCGTATTCATATTGTCTCCCTTGTTAAAAATTGTTGGAATCACTAAGGGGAGTCGAGCCCCTATTTCCAGATTGAGAATCTAGCGTCCTAACCGTTAGACGATAGTGATATAAAGAAGCTTACTCCTCGCAATCATTCTCTCGTATGTAAGCTATTATTTGGTGAGCCATGACCGAATTGAACGATCATCTAGAGTTTCGAAGACTCCTATTCTATCCATTGAACTAATGGCCCATATATTTTGGTAGTCAGTACCAGAATCGAACTTGTTTTATTAATTGTTGATAAATAATATATGTTAAAATCAATATGTAAATCTTGTAATAAAGAATTTAATTATAATCAACATCATTCAAAAGGTGTTTATTGTAGTGTTCAATGTAGACTGTTATTTAGTAACTTAATAAAGAAGAATAAAATACACCCGTGTATCCAATGCTCTACACTAACATCGAACCCCAAATTCTGTTCGTCGTCGTGTGCTGCAACACACAATAATACAGGCACAACTCATTCAACACTCACAAAATCAAAAATTTCTGCATCGGCATCCATTGCTGAACGGAAGAAACCAATAAAACGTGTTAGTATGATATCTTGGTGCAAAATATGTAATATCTGTATTCCTAATTCAAAAAGAAAAACATGTTCCGATAAGTGTCTTGCTGTATTATACAGGAGACAAGGACAACAACTTGCAAAATCAATTAATAAAAGATCAATACAAGAAATAGAGTTATACAATCTATGCTATGCATCGTTCAATAATATATCAAATAATAGTATTATTGCAGAAGGATGGGATGCCGATATTCTTCTAAATGACTATAATATTGCAATAATGTGGAACGGCCCGTGGCATTATAAACAAATGCCCGTAAATAATCACTCATTATCACAGGTAGAAACAAGAGATAAAATTAAAATTAAATTATTCACGAAATTAAACTGGACTGTTTTAGTCTTTGAAGACAGATATTATACCCCATTAAGTGCATTTAATGAAATTAAACTGGTCGTAGATAAAAGAATCGAACTTTTACACTCAGCATATGAAACTAATGTTCTACCATTAAACTAATCTACGAATTATAAACAGAATACATTTTTTACATTTGGAGTGTAGTTGATTGCTGTATGTATTCTTTAATTTGGAGCGGGTACCGAGAATCGAACTCGGAATTTGACTTTGGCAAAGTCATGTGTTACCACTAGCACCATACCCGCATATCTACTAATTTTGGAGGAAGATAAGAGAATCGAACTCTCACCGCTATTAACAGTGGAACAACTTTCCAAGTTGCTTAGTGCCCAGCACATCTATCTTCCATATTCTGGCGGGGCGTAATAGAATCGAACTATCACCTGCTCATCACAAATGGGACGGTATTCAAAGCCGCTTAACTCCCAGAGTCCCTACACCCCAAATTTTGGTACCCAGTGACGATTTCGAAACGTCGGCCTTCGCTTTGTAGGAGCGTTGCTCTTCCTCTGAGCTAACCGGGCAAATTTTTATTTCTTTATATATATCTTCTTCAGATAATCACGACCAATTAATCCGGCCTCGATTTCTCGAAGTGCCGTTACACATGGCCCGTTTGTGCTTGTTACTTTAGACTTATAATTATTCTTTAATTCTTTTGCTCTATGAGCTGCAATCAATACTAAGTCGTATCTACTGCCAATCATCTCAACTGCTTTTTGCGAAGTAACTCTTGCCATATCATCCTTATGTTATTTGGTGGACCGCGCCAGGCGCGACCTGACCGTTAGACTGGCTGGTATTCTATCGAATACACAAGCATAGTGCGGCCCTAAGTAATAATTATATACAATACTATAATAGTTGTCTACATAATTAATGTGGATGCATTACCCACATATCATCAACAATACGATTAGGACTTGTAAACCATCCATAAGGCATTTTGAAGTCGCCATTTAATCCCCATGTTCTTCCCCAGGAATTTCTTACCCAAATAAATGGTTCTCCTACTCTTTCGTCATATCCTACTGCACACACGGCGTGACCGCCTATTATCTTATCCGAAAGTGTCGGCAATCTTACCCAGCCTGTCTCAGCTACTCCAGTATTCATAAAGTATTCAGGCACCGAAAATCCAAAAACGACCGGCAATCCTGCTGCTAATGCAGTCTTTACATTATCTAGTGTCGATAATCTTTCATATGATTTAACAAGGGGTATTACTTTTTTTGCATCTGTATACGCGGCCGCCGACGGTTTAGTAGCAAAGTTACCCGGCACATACGGCCATAATGTCTCTTCTGCAACACCATATTTCTGTATACCTTTTATCACATCGCGAATATATGCACCGGCATCTGTTGTTGTAGTGCCTTCTATCAGACGACCATTATAATATGCCATTAATCTGGAATATTGCAATTTAGTCTTGAGCGCAATTTCTAATGCAGTTGTTGAAGAGTTACCTGTGCAACTACCTATTCGACCCTGATCTTCGATCTGATTGTTCTTATCGATTGGGTCAATAAATTTAGGTAGTGAGTCGGGTGCCACTAACGAAAAGGGCCTATCTCGATGATCAGGCATGTCAGGCAACCATTTAAGTATTCGATCCACTAATGTAGTCATGTTCATCCCCAAACATGTATTTATCGAATGATTGGTGGATCTGCGGAATATAAATCACTAGGAATCCCGACAGCCCCGTATTTGGTATCCACGGTGGGATTCGAACCCACACTGTTCAGTTTTTGAAACTGCTGTCTCCTACCTATTGCACTACGTGGACATATCATATTGAAACATACTACCCGGCGTATCTAGAAAACCGTTTGTACATTAGTAATATGTTTTAATATGGAGTACACGGTCAGATTTGAACTGACGGTTTTTCGGGTTTGCAATCCGGTGCAATGGGCCACTCTGCCACGTGTACATAATTTGGTTTCGCCGGCGGGAATCTAACCCACAATATACTCCTGCATCTCGGAGCCTTGTTCATTTGGCATCAGGGAAGAATTGCCCCCTAACGTGACGACGACATAAAATTGGGCGGACTGCTACGGTAACGATCCGTTCTTACCCGTTTCACAGACGGGGGTGGTAACCTCTCCACTAAGCGCCGCATAAAATAAATCAGGATGTTGTCGCTAAGCCGGGAGTCGAACCCATGCGATCTGCCCCCAACGGGCTGGCCTCTTGGTGCCTTTCGGCGTTTTGGTAAGAGTAAGTCTTGTTTGCTGTACTCATCCTTTAAAATTATTTACCGGATAATTCTACAATTAACTCGTTAAGTTCATAGAATACACCGCTTGAAAACAGGTACATCACATCCCACCTATCCGGGTCTTCTAATAGAATGTATCCAGGTTTACCTTTTCCAATCATGTAGCCAAGTTCTAAATGCCCTGACTTACCTGCCGGAAGTACTAAAATTGCTATATCATTTCTATCTAAATGATACTTGTCAAATTCGTATACATGTTTAGCTGCATATCCAGCTAGACCCTGTTTATAATTATTGCCTTTGGCAATTTCATATTTCTGCCAATAGTCGTCTGCTTCGGGCCCTGCCGAAATCCAATCATCGAACACCTCGTGTCCGGCAGCTCGTAACATAAGAGCTGTTTCAATAATCTTTGGATTTCTTAGTGAACCTATGAGATAAATTTTTGCCATGTAATATCCTTAATTTATCAAAGTATATAACATGTGACACTCTGTGTCAACAAATTCATGGTGCCCAAGGTGGGATTCGAACTAATGGTGGGCCGCCCGAGATTCGAACTCGGAAAAACCTACGGTCTAAACGTAGTAGCTGTACCAGATTTGCATATGTCAGCGGCCCAAAATTTGTATTATTTAAATAACATCACTCTACCCTTAACCCATCCGTTAATTAAATATTCTGCTAATTCGTTGTTTTCTATCTTCTTATTACATTTCAAATCTATATTACATACCCAACATGTATTATATTGTGAATTCTTAATATCGCCGTATGGCATACGAGTCTTTATTTCTTTAGTTTTGAATGAAATTTTATATTCTTTCATTACACGTTCAAGAGTAGAATGACTACCCCACTTTAATTCTAATAGGCGTAATGCTTCATACATATTATATGACGATAATATTGCGTCTTTCATTGTAGCATCAGTATGTTTACAATTATTATATACCGTCAATTTTCGGCGACGCCATGTAGGCGTAAGAGCATGGCAATTACAACATAACAGTTTTAAATTTTCTTTTGTATTGTTGTTATTATCGCCATCGGTGTGCTCAAGTTCTAGTGGAATTGGGCTATCTAACCATTCAGTATTTTTACAAGATTCACATACATGCCCTCTTTCTCTTATGAGTAGTCCTTTATGATTCCCTTTGCCATTATAAGTAAATGTATTATCGTTTTCTTTTAAAATCCCTTTTGCGTGGGATCTATTGCACACTTCCTGCGGATGATCGTTCCATCCCGGAATACGCCCATCTTTGTGCGCTTGTTTTATACTATTAGAATTTTTCTTTCTTAGTGCCGGACAAGAATTATATCGTGCAGAACAACAATTTTTTCCCGAAGACATTACAAATTTTGATTCATTCCCGCATCCGTAATCGCATAACATAAAGTTCTCCTTTATATTATTTATCATCGGTAGAGTAAAATATAAATAAATACGACTCTACCAATTGCACTACTTGGGCATAAACATTTAGTGATAGAGGGAATCGAACCCCACCCCCAAGCTGTGTGGCTTGGTACGCTGCCGTTACGCTACTATATAAAATTCAATAAAGGTAGGAACATTATCTACAGCTTTCGCCTCCGATGTATACCTAAAACTGGATGCAGACGGTTGGATTCGAACCAACGACCTTTAGGTTATGAGCCTAACGAGCTACCAAGCTGCTCCACGCTGCTGTAACTGGATGCGGGGTCAGGAATCGCGCCTGAAAGACCGAGCTTATGAGACTGGACGAGCACTTGCATCCCCGCAATAATTAATGCACCCTCGATTTTACTCTTCGGACGACTTTAGTTACTTATCACCTTGTAGACTTACTACCATGCTTTTTGCAAATGTTCCGCTTTGTCATTGTGGCAGCGGGAGCCTTGACGTCAATTGCAAATTCTGTTTGGTGCCCTGGGCGAGATTCGAACTCGCAACCCTTTCGGGGACGGCTTCTTAGACCGCTATGTAAACCGTTCCATCACCGGGGCTTATTTTGTTTTTCGACGGGCAACAAACCCGAATAATCCTAATCCTGCAAGCATCATTGCCCAACCTTCCGGCTCTGGCACAGGCGTAACTAAGATCTTAGCATTGTATCCCGAACCATATAATCCCGAATCTCCATGCACATCGAATGTATGATCGCCTGCAGTCAGATGTAACACACCATAGTTGTCAGTAAGCGTGTGGCTGTCGATCGAACTTTGAAAATTAAGTGTACCCCATGTTGAACCAAACGAAGCTTCTAAATTCAAATCTTGATTGGTATGAAAGGTAAAAATATTATCGAATGTACCCTGCACATTGCCTTTGTAAATCCATGCACCACCCAACGGATTATATGTTCCGAGGCTGTCTTGAGTAACTTGATCAAATGCCTTTGTATCAGCTTTAGCTTCGTGACACCCCAATAATGCCGCAGCAGCAATTACGGCTGCTAAAATAAAATGTTTTTTCATGTTTAAATACTTCCTTTGTGCCATTATAACATATTTACCGCAAAATGCTGTCAAAATATGTAGTAGGTAGCTACTAAAAGTGTACTATGTATGGTGCAACCTACAGGGATCGAACCTGTTTGTCTGGGACTTCACGCCAGCGCAATGACCACATTTGCTAAAGTTGCGTTAATTTTTAGATATAAACGGCGTAAGACTAATTTAAGACAATTTAATAATACATGATCCATGCATTATTTATCAAGCCTGTCTATGCAGGAAATGTTCTTTTACTGATGTTGGTGCAAAATATTTTTGAATCATGTCACGCACAATCTGCGGATCAAATTCTTTACAAGAGAATATATCAAAGTATGCTGTGCTATTAGGTTCGACAAAGTGAGCACATATATTACTTGTTTCAATAAGTTGTATTAGACTGAATCCTTGTTTAGGATCGCCGGGTAGCATATACTCAATCATAGGTTCACCGTGTGCAACCATATCAATTGCTGGCACAAGTTCTTTAACAAATTTCTTTATTTGACCTGCGCTTGCTATGTTTTCGTTACACCCTGCTGTGTCAAGCATTAAATGATAGCCCCAATATTCGCTCATATTCATCCCCTATAATTGAAGCTATTTACCTAATTGTTTGGCGGGCGAACAAGGACTCGAACCTTGACTGACGGTTTTGGAGACCGCGGTGCTGCCATTACACCATTCACCCTAAATTTTATAGTTAGCGTATTTATCGCTAACTGTCTGTCATTTTGTTGCAGCTTTATAACCTGTATAAGCCAACATAGCAATCCCGATAAACGGAAGAGTTATTGCATATGCTAAACCGATAAATGGAGAAGCAATAAATAAGCCTACATTCTTAACTGTAGTGAATGCTTTTGTTTTCGCAAAAGCTTTATATGCAACCATAGCCAGCATACCTAAACCGACCAACGGTAAGAACATTGCATATAACAAACCAATAAATGGTGCTGCCATAAATAATGCTACGTCTTTCCAGCGCGGCTCTTCAGCTGCTGTCGGCGCCACTACATCTACCGCTGCAATCTCTTGAATAAAAGCTTCTACGATAGCTTCTTTTTGACTCATTGCTCTTTCTGCACTCTCCTCGATCATTTCTGGTGAGAGTGGCTTACGCATAAAGTCCGATACACCGATATTAGCAGCACGTTCTTCGTATACCGGAGAACCATAACCTGTTACGATTACAACGGGCATCCAGGGTTGGTTTGCCTTAACTTGCGTAGCAACTTCAATACCATCCATACCCGGCATCTTCAAATCAGTAAATACTGCATCGTATTCTTCTGTTTTTAATTTAGCAAGTGCCTCTTCGCCACTATGGCAATTAATAACTGCATAACCTTTGCTGGTCAATACACGTTCAAAGCTCTTACCTACTACTGGATCGTCATCTACTACTAAAATTTTGCGTTGTGTTTTCATATAAACTCCTTTATGTTAACGTAACATTTATGTTGTTGCGTTAATGTTAGTATAATCCCTTTTGGGGTCTCATACTAGTATTTATACTGATAGACTCAGTGTTTACACTGATAAAACTTGCTCTAGATTAAAGGAATAACATCTAATCTGCTGTTGATTCTAATTTTGTCTAATATGATTGAGGTATTCTTCTACTTCTAGATAAGTTTGTTTTATATACCTGTTATATACTTTTTTTTCTTCAAAAGTTTCGGGCGCATTGTAATATTTTTTGACATGCTCGACCACTTTACTGAGCACCTCTTTATTTGGCGGTATATGTATATCGGTAAGATTGTTTGTATTTAATCCAAAACTTTTAATTACATCTAGTGCTGCCATATGTGAAAAGGCAGTTATCTCCTGCGGGCTGGCCCTATATAGTTCCATATAACGCGCAGTTTTATCTGATTTATATCTTGCCAATGTATTAAATTCGCCTTTTTCCTTGTCTAAATAACTCCTGTACTCTGGATCATATCTTTTGTTTAAAAATTGAATATAATTTTGTCTAATATGCACCATCTCGTGAATAAAATTCGAAACTAACTCGTCAATTGCATTGCGAATATCGGGTTGTTCTATATAAGACATGATAAGATTTCTTTCTTTCATCAATATAAATAATTTATCAAATAATTCTGAATTAGAATATTGAACTATATCTGCCCTATTTCCAGATTTTTTATTATTGGGTATCTGCTTCTGATTTACAGTTTCTATTAGATTTCGTATAATGAGATCTATTATCTTAATGAGAGGTCGGTTAGATATTGCAAGAGTGGCGCCACGAGCAGTGCTTGTATTATCAAAAATTACCCAGACAGGGTTATTAGTAATATTATTATCTATCACAATATCCGTGGCTCTGCGACCTAAATCTTCGCGAATAAGATTAGCTGCTGTGTTACCTACATCTAAATTTAAATCTTTTAAAAATTTAGGTATTTTAAGTGTATTATACGACACGATTTGTGGCAAATAATCCATATACAGATTTTTTTGATCACCAATAACTTCTACACCCCTTATTATACCACTAACAATATCATCTCGTGTACCGCCGGCATATTTAGTAAAACTTATTGATTCATTTATAATTTCGTAAGATCGCATTTGTTATTTATCATTTGTCATCTATTTGGACCCGCTGCTGGGATTCGAGCCCAGGTTTTTAGTTTCGCAAACTAAGGAACTATCCATTGTTCTACAGCGAGATTCGGTGGCACGGGATGAGAGGATCGGACTCTCCTTCTTACGTTCAAAGCGTAATGTCATCACCAGATGACAAATCCCGAACAAATTAAAACAGAGTGCTTTTTCTTTTCAAAGATAATGGTTTTGAAATTTTTAAGTTTGCTGGAAGCACTCTTCAGAAATAAAACAGAATTCTTATAACAGATCCTGTTACAGATCCGATTGGAGTTGAACCAATTTTAACCATAAGGTTGTTGCTGGAAGAATTCTTAGAAAAAGGTGTTAAATGTGTCTTTTCTACATCCAACTATAATTTTGTGAGTATCAATTAGATAATTTGCTCGGGCATAATATTCGATTCGCCCTGTATCCATCTTAACGTGCCTAAGAGCTGCTGTAACTGTTTTACATATCTCTAGTGCATAAATCAAGTCTGCATCAGTGACTACAATGTTTTTCCAGTTCTGTCGACCTGCAAAAGTGGGTGTCTGAGAATGGCAATTAGGACACAAGAGTCGCAAATTTTCGAATCTGCAATCTGTATGAACGCCATTTATATGATCGAGCTGTAATGTTAACGGTTCACCATTATGAGACGACATACCACATATAACACACTTATATTCTACAAGAGGCAAAAAATGACTCTTAACTGTGTCGTCGTGTGATTCAGAATTTACCACAAATACTAAAGTGGGACACTTTTTTCTACTCGACATAATATCTTTCTAATTTGGTACGGGTGATGGGATTCGAACCCACACTGTTCGGATTTTAAATCCGCTGTCTCCTACCTATTGCACTACACCCGCATAACTGTGGTATCCGAAGTAGGAATCAAACCTACAACCGCTCGCCTATCAAGCAAGTGCTCTATCAGTTGAGCTATTCGGATATAATAAATTGACTTCCCAGCGATGTGAACGGTCCAAACCCGAAATCTTCTCCCACTCGTCATTCGACTAGTAACAGGTTTGTATCATTGCTGATACGAGTGCATTTGGTTTATGCTACACATATGGTAAGTCTATCATTCCTCTATCCTCGTCCGGTCATTACGGAATGGTTACGCGCCTATGATACCTACTAAAGTTTTAAGGCATGAATTTTGGAGCAGGTAGCCAGTAACGATCTGGGCTATTTTAGTTTGGAAGACTAATGTGTATCCGTAAACACCTTACCTGCATTATTCTATGACTATCAACTTATATGTTGAATTTTCTGTTTCAAAGATAATCATATTATCTTCTTCTTTAATACTTTTTACAGTGCTTGTTCTTACAATTCTCAGGTCGAGCCCAAAGGTAAGCGACTCCGATACCATAGCAAACGATTCGCCAATAATTGGGTAATCTACGCAGGTACCAGTTACTATATCGGTCCTTACTCTGTCACCGCCTAGTACTTTTGTTAATGTTACATTATACATTGTAGTCCTTTATATCGAACAATAATAGTATAATTAATCCGTATTGTCAAATGGTGCCGCCGCCGGGAATCGAACACCGGATCAACTCCTTGTGATGGAAATAGAGTTGCTGTAAGTATCCTTATCAGGATAGCCTTTTAGTTGTCCTACCTTTAGACGACAGCGACATATTGGACGTCGGTCTTATCATGCAATATGCAATAAGAATTGCAGGAATTGTATGGACCGGCGATAAAGGGTTAAACTGTATAACCTAATTCTAAATTATACTTCTTAATAATTTTTCTAAATCTTATATAATGACCACCGTGTGGATTCATCCCTAGAGACCTCATTGCTGAATAGGCAGAAATATTATTCTGCAATGCTTCTATAATTTGATTATCGGAATATATTTGCTTTCCAATACTCTTATTCATTCTATTCTTATATGTTGGTGTTTGAGCATGGCAATTTGGACATAATCCTTCTAAATTCTCTCTAAGATTATTTTTCCTATTGCCATCGATATGTTCCATCTCTAACGGAATTGGTTCACCTAACCATTCAGATAAATTACACTTATTACAGCAATAGTTCTGTTCCTCAAAGATTCTTTCTCTTTTCTTAGAATGACCGAGATTATCAAAACTACGGAGTTTTAGTTTAGCTTCACATGTGGCCCGATATTTCACTTTCCACGAATCTTTTGATTCCTGTGACCATCCGCCTTGAGATAAATTTTTCATACTATATTATACTGGTGGGCCGCGAGGGAGTCAAACCCTCCTAAAACCGGGTAAGAGCCGGGTACATCTGTCGCTCTGTCAACGACCCATAAAATGGTGGGCTTAGATCGAATCGAACGATCCCAAACATGCTGCATAGCGTGTGAATTTCAAGCAGTTTGCATGATTATAATACCTTAGGTAGCCCGAAAATGGCGTCTCTACGGAGAATTGAACTCACGATTTGCAGTTTGAAGGACTGCCGGCCTACCTTTAGCCGATAGAGACATTATTTAAATTTATATCTAACTACAACAACTAAACAAGCAATGTTTAATCCATAGTTAAAAAGTAACGGATAATCTTGTTTTGGTAGCACATATGCGGCTGTCAGTAATTCACCGACCAACCACATTGTTAAGAATAAGTTAGATATTCCCTTTGAGTGTTTTTGTTTGTACGATTCCCACGCGAGTGGTACAGCACATAAGGCAAGTAATATACTGCCTATCCAACCTATTATTTCCATACCTTACTTTCTAAAATGGTCCCTTCGTCAGGAATCGGACCTGCATCGTTCGATTATCAGTCGAATGCTCTACCACTGAGCTACGAAGGGAATTGTTTTGGTCACCGCGGAAGGAATCGAACCTTCGTCTTCTGGTTCCGGGCCAGCTAGTCTGCCATTGATGTACACGGAGTTAAAATTGGTCTGCGTGATAGGATTTGAACCTACAGCCTCCTAGTTCCAAACCAGGCCGTCTACCAGATTGACATTACACACAGAAAAATGGTCTCCGATGAGGGATTCGAACTCTCGTTATATCACGCCCCAAACGTGCTGCCATCGACCAGACTAGGCGAATCGGAGATAAAATTTGTTTAGTTAGGTAGAATGGATTCAAAGTCCACTAGTTATACTTAACTAAACATATCTTGGCTCCGCACTTAGGTAACGATCCTAATTAATCTCTGGTTAACAGCCAGGCCTATGTCCATACTTAGGTTCTGCGGAATAAATCATGCAATGCTTCTCATATTGCTCGAAGGTTTCACCCAACCTCTAAGACTGACTTGGCTCCCCAACGAGGGCTCGAACCTCGGACCTAGTGGTTAACAGCCACTTGCTCTACCAACTGAGCTATTAGAGAATATAATTGTTTTTAAGTAGCAGGTTCAATACTCCTGTTTGTTGTTATTGTCAGTAACACTCTTATACTTAAATCGAAAAATTAGCCACCATATGGATCTTTATCTTTATCATATTGTGGTTTGATGTCTTTGTAAAATTGTGCATTATAATCGCATTCCGCTTGTATTTCAGCTTCTGTACGATATTTAATTTTTCTTAACCCTTTAGTTATATCAGTAATTTTCTCATACACTAATTTACCTTGGTATTTATGGTCTTGATTTGAAAACCATTCTGCAACACGTTCGATGATAAATTCGGGATATTGTTGTTTATGGTCTTTTAATTTTTGTGCGAATTTAGCAGCTTTCCAAGATGCATCTGTACTTTTATGCATCAATTTTTCCCATTCTTCCATAATATATCTTTCATTAAATTTGGTGCCCCAGGCAGGAATCGAACCCACACACCCTGATTACAAAACAGGACCTCTACCACTAAGGATACAAGGGCAATATTAAAACAGACTACACATTTGGTTTCATTTACAGTGAATTTTTTAAATTGCTGTAGGTAGTCTTTGAAAATTGGCGGGGATAATCGGTAACGATCCGACCTGAACTCTACATTGACAGTGTAGCGACCACACCATGCAGTCCCTACCCCCTAAAATTAAAACAGAATGCTTATTTTTCAATTAAAAGTTGAATTTTTATATTTGCAGAACGCATTCTTTAAAATTGGTGGAGCATGGTATGTATAACATATAGTAACTATTGTACGCCCCGTAAACTTGGTGGACCTTATGAGAATCGAACTCATCTGTGCTTCCGCGAACCGACTTGCAAAACCGGCGACCACCCCAGCAGTCCCAAAGCCCATATATGTGATCCTTTTTCTTTTAAATCAGTACAGGATCTACTGATTAATGGTGCTTGTCAGTTTCAGACAACGAACTACTAGGACTAAACTAGATTTGCCATATCTCTCAGGTAGGTTGCACTCTACCTTTCCTACCTTAACCAATGTGCAACTGTTTAAGATAGAGTATCTTGGTGGTCGACGTTGGTAACGATCCAACAGAGCTTTTAAGCGCCGGATTTACAGTCCGGACCGTCTCCTTAACGGTATAGACGACCTAAATTGTTTGGTGGAGTGGGCGGGAATCGAACCCGACCGTTCGCCCTAGGAGCAGGATCCAACCTTGGCCCATCAAAAGTATTCTGTGCTTCTCATCCAGTCACCTCACTGGTCGGTTAAAGGAGGTTGTATACACTTCTTACCCGGCTGTTTCTTCCGGAACCCTCAACTCGATGACCGCCTCAATTCCTAGTCACTTCGGAGAACACTTTTGGTGGACCATGCGGGAATCGAACCCGCTGTAAACACCATTCACCCCAACATTAAAACAGGCATCGCACCCGATGGGTAGATTTCTACTGATAATCGCATCTCCTAACGCGGCTTCTTGGTGGTGCACGTAGGATTCGAACCTACTCATCCTTACGGAAACGGGGTTACAGCCCATCATACCTCTCCAACTGTATCGCTACACCAAATAATTCTACACACTCTGCCACGGACTTTTCACTCCCATTTGGTTCCGAATGTGTATATTAAAACATACTACGCCTATTCCCAGGTTCCATTTAAGGATCTGATTACGCTTAATTCGTAATCCCTTCGGGTCTGTAATATGTTTTAATATCTAAATTAGTATAAACCATCCCCGATACCGTATAAATACAATAAAGGAAACAAAATGTATTACTATCTCTACAAAATCATAAACAACATCAATAATAAAATCTATATAGGCATTCATAAAACAACTAATATGAATGATAACTATTTTGGATCTGGAATAAACATTAATCGTGCTATTAAAAAATATGGTATAGAAAATTTTACAAAAGAAATTTTAGAATTTTTCAATGCTGAGCAAGAAATGTTCGATAAAGAAGCAGAAATTGTAAATCACGATTTTGTAAATCTACCTAATACCTATAATATCATAGAGGGAGGATCTGGCTCTTTTTCTTATATTAACTCTTTACCTAATCAGGGTCATAAACCCGGTCAACAAAAAGAAGCATCATTAATTAAATCTGCCAAATTAAAGAATGATCCCGTTTATCGAGGAGAAGTATCAAAGAAACTATCAACTTCTTCTAAAAAATTAGTAAGTGAAGGCAAAATGTTTTTTCAATCGCCTACTTTTATAAACCCTGCATCATTTCACAAATGGATTTCAAATGATGTTGAGATGAAATCTTTATATGTTCCGTTAGAGCAACTCGATTCCTACAAGACCAACGGATGGTATATGGGGAGAAAGTATAAAAAGACAAATTTAGGAAAAAAACATAAGAAAAAAGTTTAATCTTTTTATAATAGGCATTATAAAACAATATCAATAATGTTTCAACGCTGGATGGCACCTCTGATTCACTAATCAATATTGTTTTATAATACCTAGCATTTCTGCTAGATATGTTAGGGTCGATACCCTAACCTGATTCTTACTCCCTATGTTATCTCCATAAGTTTTATGCTTCAGTACGCCCATTCTCCCCATGTTTTAAGTGCGGGGACCAGATCTCGTTTCTGGAGTACTTCACACTAACTAACGTCACGCTTCACAGCGATCAACAAAAAAGCCGCTTAGTTTCCTGAGCGGCTTCTTTTTATAAATTTGCTGGTTACTTTTTCTTAGTTCCCAGTCTCCTTATAGAAAGAAGCCGTTTTAATTGTATCACGTTCACTATTACCCGCTGGCATTGATGTAAACCCGACCCAATAACCTGCACAGAGATGCATGGAGGGCTGTGCCACCAGTTGCGTCTGTTTCAAGTTAAATAAAGCCATTTCAAAAATTCCAATTAAAGTTAGTTATGCAAGCACCTGCTTACATAAAGTTATTTATCATCTACCAAGTAATCAGTGTACTATATAGATGTCTATATGTCAACCATCCTATCATTCGAAGCATAATCTATCTAAAATAATGAATAGTAAGTGTAGATCTACATCTCTTTCAAACCTGGCAAGTATTTCGCCAGACCCACTATAGACACCATCTTAATCTACGTAGCAAGTTTAACACAATTATAGTAACCTGTCAAGTCATTTCAGTTATCTTCTTAGAGACAGATATATTTTGCTACATTTTTATTTATCTTCTGTCATTGTAACAACATATTAGATAGGTGTCAACCGTCGTCTCTATCGTTGAATGCACTGTGTCTATTTAGTGCCCACCATAAAATCTATTACAAAAATCATTCTAACACCTTCTTAGATAGGTGTCAACTGGTTATTCAGCTTCTAATATAGCCTTGATTGCGGCATTCATCGTATCATCTGTCCATATTCCGCGAACTGCCAGGTACTCTGCATCTTTCCATACCATAATAGTACGAAGAGTCGGCGGAGTGGTCGGTAACGAAATAACTGCCTGGACTGAATTTTTCTGGCCGCGGCCATAATTTTCCCTCATTCCCGGGGCATCAAGATCTACATTTGCTGGTTGATAACCATAGTTTTCTTGAACATCTACTACTGAAAAATCAGTAACGGTGACTGCTGGCGCTGCGGGCGCAACTACATATGCTTTCGATAATGTTGTCATTATATTATTTCCTTTAATTAAAGTTGTCGACCTATTATACTTTGGGTAGACGGTATGAATGTATTTATCTTTGATGAAGATTGTATCCAGTTTAACATCTTCTTTGATTGCTCGAAATTGTTTTTCCAAAAGCTACTGGATTCATATTGTGTCCACAAATCAGACGGCAAAACAGTTTGCCGTTGCCTAAACTCTATCTTCTTCCTAACTGTATGCAATCCAATGATTTTAGTTTGTTCATCGAATTCATCATAAGATGCTTCTACATTATTAAAATCATGATCAAAATAAGGCTCATTTAAGAAAGTATAAATCTGTTGTATAGTACTTAAGGGATGTTTCACGAGCGTGTCGTATTCAACATAGCATATATGCTGTCTCTCATTGCTGAACATAGACTGCTTAACATTCGCAAGCGGGCCGGCTACATATCCACCGAAATTCGGCATATTTCCCATCAACATACCGCAACGCTCGTATACAGTACCCAATTGCTGATGATGGTATAAAGGCTTTACAGTATACGGGTTTTTCGAGTTTAGCTGTTCGAAAGAATCTAATATCCACGGTATTTCACGTAGGCAAACAATCATCTTAAAATCAGGAAATAAATCAGAGAGTAAAGCGGTATTAGCAGACCATCCGCGATTTGTATTAAAGCATACCTCATTACTATCATTATAAAAGCTATCAAAAAGCCCTTTTATGATCTCTTTACGTTTTGGAATAGGGACTGCTGCTTCCATACCTACCGCTGTACTAGTATCTTTTATAACACTATTAACATACATCTCTAATGGGTCGCTTATGCCTGCACTAAATCGTGGATTTTGATTTAAGATTGTGCTTAATAAAGTAGTGCCGGAACGCGGCAACCCCGAGATGAAGTTATACTTTTTAGACATTCTTTGTTACCAGTTTCCCAATATCCGGCATATAGATATACTTTATATCACAGTTATATAGCGTCACTAATGCATCAAACACAGAATCAACAAGGGGTTGACCTGCCAGGTTAAAACTCGTATTAAACAATACCGGTACGCCAGTCTTCTTATAAAATGCATCGATTAGTTCATAGTATTTTTCATTCTGTTCTTTAGTAACAGTCTGTACGCGACAAGTATTGTCAACGTGTGTTACGGCAGGTATTAAATCAACCTTATCTGCCTTTACATCTACCGCATACATCATAAAAGGAGATTCTTCTAATCCAGCCATTTCGAACCATTCTGCTGCGTGTTCTTGCAACACTGTTCCTGCAAACGGCCTAAACCACTCACGATGTTTTACACCATTTACAATATCCTTACCATCTGGACGACGTGGGTCAAATAAAATACTTCTATTACCTAACGCTCGTGGACCACCTTCCGCCAGGCCCTGAAACAGGGCAACAATATTTCCTTGGGCGATTAAATCAACTACTGCATCAACTGTCGTGTCTTCCACAACTAAGTTCTGTGTAGATTGCTGTGCCATACTAAGTTGATCATAGTTTGGTGGTGCACTCAAATACACAGACTTTAACGGACGAGCAACCGTGTCTGTTGATTTTTGACGCCAAACATATTGGGCTAACCCAATCGATGTGCCACCATCGTGTGCGATAGGATCGACGTAAAATTTAATATTAGGAAATTGTTTTATAAACTTATAATTGGCGACACAATTTAATGCAAAGCCGCCAGATATAACAATATTTGTTTCACCTGTTATGTCTATCGCTTTCTGAATAAGTTCCATAACCTGAATTTCTGTTTCTTGTTGTACCCTATATGCTAAATTCTTATCTTGGTCTCTAACAAGAGTAAAATCATTGTGCCATTCCTGCTGATTTCCAAATCTCTTTAAATATGGGAATCTATCTTCATCAATGCGAGCACCAGCAGGGTAAAATGGCATCAATAGATTCTTATTGCCTTTACCGTTTATAAAGAACGGCGGAATAGATTCGTCTGGAACCCCGTATGGTGCCAACCCCATTGTCTTACCTGCTTCAATAAATCCGAAGCCTAAGTAATCGGTAACTGCCTCATATGCTTTAGTAATAGTGACAGTGCTGTCAAATTCCTGAATTCCATTATCGTAGTGAGTTCCTGTTCCGCCGTCTGAGTAACGCTTATATACAGCATTAAACTCGTGCGGATAAGAGCACTGATAAATTGTTTCAGTCTCGTACCCTGCAATAGTCGGGCCATTTTCACCAATTTGTTCTCTATGAACAGATCCGGCACCATCTACAATAACTGCTGCTGCCGTATCGAATCCCGAATTATAAAATGCAGTTGTTGCATGGCCTAAGTGATGTAAATTACCAAGTTTTGTAATTTTAACATTGGGGTTAAATTTTCGAACAAGAGCGCTGTATGCATCCTCCCCTGTCCACGGTAATTGTGCTAAATTCGGATCTGTTCCGCCGATCACTAATTCATCTACTGCATGATTTACAAGAATATGTAGCATTGCCCTAAACGGATTACCGTCGTATTTCATTCTGCTAAATCGTTCTTCTTCTGCATAAAACAGAAGTTCGCCATCAACAACCAAGGCTGCTGATCCATTGTGGGATGGATTTATCCCCATTACTGCGTATGCCATTATTTTGTTTTCCTATCTATATCGTTCGATATTGCAATAAACATATCGTTCAGTTCTTTATCAGTGAATGTCATTGTCGATTCGTTTAACCTGTTTGCTAACGAAACGTCGAGCCCTGCTATTCTAATAGCTGCATATTTCTTATGTGTTGCTTTATCTAAGATTTGAAAATAATCCGGATAAGATGTATTTACAGGGAATGTTGAACCGAATATCACTGTACCCGGTGTACCTACGGATCTTGCTAAATGTTGTCCTACACTATCGCAGCCGATAAAATAATCAGCACCTTGTATCAACGCCCCCCATTGTCGTAAATCACACGTATATTTTGCAGCATATACATCTTCTTTAAGTTGAAAATCTGGTTCACCGAAAAATATCATATTGTAGCGCAATGCTAACTTCTTAACTAATGTTAGATAATCTTTCTGACTAAGGCTGCGAGATTCTTCGTCAAATATTAATTCTTTATCGATCTTAGCACCTCGACCGAAAGGCTGAAATATTACAGTCTTCTGTTTCTTTTGAGCTGCTTTTAAATCTTTAAGTGTACTCGTTGCTACCAACTGTTCTTGTTTATTAAAAACTAAATGTGGTACACCGAGGTCGCTATGATCTGTTGTGTTGTTTATTTCTCTATCGAATGCCTGTACTAACGATATTTCTTGTTTGAAGTATGCCGGATTCCTGTAGGGCTCTGGAGTAATAATTTGATCGGCATTTTTTACAACATTATCGAATAAACCTTTTGTATCAAGCCCGTATGTTCTGTCTTGTAGTTCTGGAATACCCCAAAATAAATAATCCCACCCAGCCACTAATACCGCCCAGTCTGCGGTCGGATTTAATCTACCATACTTTAATAAAGCAGGTATTGCGGCTACCACGCGGCCAGCGCCGCCGTCAATAAAAAATATTTTTTTCATGTTATCCTCTTAATTCTGTATTTATGTGCTATTATAATCTTTCAAATAACATATCGGTTTGCTGTAATATATTCTTCTCATTATATGATAAATCAAACACATCTTTAATTCGATAATTTATCGAATTCATATATGCAATTACTTCTGCTATTAAAGGGGCGCCGATGTTATATTGAATCACTGAACATTCGAGTAAAATATATTTCGGTGCTTTCTTTAACAAAAATTCTTTTGCACCATCTAAAATTAATAATTCTGACCCCTGGGTATCTATCTTTACTAATCCTAATTCGCGCCAATTACCATAAAAATTATAAATCTTGTCAAGTGCATCTATTGTAGTCATTGGTTTCTTAAATACCAAAGTGGTTGACTCAGTATAATGTCTGGTCATTTCTTTATAAATCGAACTTCCGGTAGTTATTTTATCCTGCGATAAAGTATAAAAATTTTCTGAGTCGGATTCTTTATTACCGAGTAATGAAATAATAGCGTTATCTTGTAACCATTGTTTTTGTCTTTCGTCAGCTTCTATTTGCCTAATTATTGCAGTTGGCCAAATTGATTTCACAGTTTCTGTAAAATCTCCGCGATAAGCGCCAATATCAAGAACATATTGAATATGTATATTGTTATTTTTCAATATATTAAATCGATTAGCAAATGGTTGTAAAATCATATATTCTTTTTTGCTTGTGGCATATCTTCAAATAATATACCTTTGGATAGTAGTTCTAATACCTTACGATATTCTTCTTGTTTTTTAGGGCACTGCTCTTTTTCTAAACGAGCACGATAATAAGATATATTCTCGTTAATTATTGCGTCAGGTAAAATCCATCTCATATATTCCAAAAGTCCAATTTCATATCAGTATATAATTTCATCAATTCTTTACCTATCACTACTTCAGCAGGTGGGCTTATTCGTTTCATAACAGGTCTTACATCATGCAACCCCTCTAATCCGCCGTGATAGCTATCATTTTCAGCCATAGGTTGTAATGACGATGTGTCAACAGTAATAGGATCTAAATTAATAAAATTAGTAATTTTATTCATTGTTTCTTGACTATTATTTACTATATCGTTATATTTTACAATACATAAATCTGCGTGTCCTGCATTGTATCCCATTCTAAGGCTTGTGTATGGGGAATTTATATATTTTTCCCAAAGTATTTTACATCTATTTTTATTATTGATAGGTAATTTAAGATCAATCAAATCCTGATCAATATATGTAATTTTGTGACTGTTCTTTTCTATTAGTAAAATATAAGATGCTAATACTTCCGGAATATGCCTAACTGTGCAAATAATCTTTGGTTTATAACCTAATGATTCTTTCATTAATTCGCTGTATCTCGGCCATATTCTATTTTTATCAACTATTACTGGTTTATCGATATGCTGGTATGCGCCATCAATCATACCTGTAATAATATTATTATACTGGTTAGGATGCGGATTTATTAATGCCGATGATAATCTTCCCCAATTAGTGTTTATGATATCAAGTAAATCTACCACCGGTGAAGTGGTAGATGCGTGTATTGACGGATGCTGATTTAACATAGATGCTAATACTTGCGACCCGGATCGCGGAATACCTGATAACATTATAAACGTTTTATTCATAATTGCTTTTCCTGTTTATTACCAGACATCATCTTTAGAAATTCAGGTGTGCCTACAAAATTCCATCCCCCATCCAATTCGTATCTCATATTAATGATAATCCCTGTTTGATATGCATGAATTAGCCAGGATAACACATTTACATTTAGTTGTTTACCTGTCTCTTTCACTGTAATAAATTTTGTTCCGTTTAATGTTTCGTTTGCCAATAATGCACCTGACAGATCAGGTTTAAGCCATTCCGGAATAGTGTGATCAGTTAACCAGACACACTTAAAGTTCTTACAGGGTTGTACCGGACGATCTTCGTATATAGTGCATCCTGATTCACTGACATAATGACATTTTCTGCCCGGAAAGAACTTATGACCGTGAGCAACACCAGTGGCCCACCCGTCACAACAAATAGTGCAGCCATTGCAATTTCGATCTACGTTGATAATAGGAATCATAATTGTCGTGTAGGTAAAAAAGTTTTAGATAGTATTGCTGGTTCGATTAGTTTACCAGGACTTAACATTCCCTGCTTATACCAAGGTAAGAAATCACCTTTGAATTTATACGGCCCTATATGATTACATGTCATGGAAGGATCGAGCCAGATCTTAAATCCCCCAGCTGCTAATTTATTAAAGGCATGTATGTCTTCGCTGACTAAGCTTTCATTTTCGATGACTACATCAAATATCATTCGACGCTCTTTATTATCTTTAGGATCAATATAAGATTTAGAAGTATCCCATAAATATTGCATTGCTTTACGACTCATTCGTACAAATCCCGTGCCGAGCCCGTCTACTTCTATCAAACTGTTATCGGCAGGTGGACGTTTGGACAATTGTCTGATAACATATTCTTCTTTATCACCTTTCTTTCGATAGGTGCCACCTACTACGTCAACGTCATAATTCAGAAGCTTAAAAAACCATTCAGGTTGCCACTCGATATCACTATCTATCCAAATTAATTCATCTACGCCCATTTGTAGTGCAACATCAATTGTGTCGTTTCTGGCCCGTTGTAATAGGGCATCGAAACTGATCCACATAGGAGTAATTTCAATATCTTTTTCATACGACATTTTAATCGTATTACATAGCGAATTCACATACCAGACATCTAAATTTCCCGAATAACACGGTGTTCCAATCATTACTTTTTTCATATATCTATCAATTTACTATAATGCTTCACTACTGTTTTGGAATCGGGGCCTAAGTAGTTATTCATGAAGATTTTATAAGATATAGTATCTTCCCACTCGTACCAAATTTCCTCAATGTCTTTCTCATATACCATTTTGTTTCTGGCTAACGCTTCTAACATACCAAGTTTGGGGATGACTAACATCTCGTTATTCTCTGAACTGAACAACCAACGGTGATGGATGTATCCTAGATAAAAAGAACTCTCCACATTACTTAACTCGGTTCGAATACTCGGTGTAATTATGATGCCGCGTTTGGCAATCTTTGGCAGCATATTCAGGGTAATGAACGGATCATATACATCTTCCAAAGTATGGGCACAAATGGCATAGTCGAATTTTCCTTGTTGTTCAACCAAGTTCAGAACCGGTTCCCAAGCCGCCGGGTCGCAAATATCAACTTGGATAGTTTTTGGTCCGGGATTGATGTCAATCACCAGATCAACAACGGGCGCTGACCACCCGTTAATGGTTCCACCTATGTCTATAACTCTGTGGTTCGAATTCTGTCTACGGACGCCCAGAAGGTCCAACACATAACCTATCCTATATTCGGTGGAGTGGTAACTTGTAATAGGATTTCCCATTCTTTCTTTCTATTCTTCCACGAGTATTGCTCGTTAAACCAATCCGATTGTTCCTTCAAAGTATACATGTTATTTTGGTAGTTGTCAATCGCTTCCTGAAGTGCCTGTGCATATTGTTCAACCAAAATTTTCCGATCTGAATACACATATGTGGCATATTTCCCGCATGTTTCCGGTAAGGCACCGAGTCGAGTAGTTACTATCTTACATCCGGCTGCACCCGCCTCAATTGCCGCCAGGCAACTTGTTTCCTCGAAGGTACTCGGGTATGCCAGAATATGGGAAGATTGGAGAGCGAGGCGCACTGCTTTGTTCGTGGCGTATCCTCGATATGAAACATTCTTCATCGTTCTGGCACGATTGAACATTTGATCATTCTGCTTTCCGATCAGGTTGTGGTAGCCATTTCCGTAGATGATGTTTGATGAGTATATTATCAATTCCACATCTCTGTTAACCAATGTAAAGGCGTCCAGTAACACATCGAGCCCACGATTTGGCATTGATGTGTAGATTAGCCGTAGTCTGTCATTTGGTTTATCCCTGAACTCAATAGGTTCAACGGCATTCTTGATTACAAGATTGTTAGCATGGGAGATGTTGAACTTCTCCTGATACTGTTGACGTTGCCAGTTGCTAACATAAACAAATTGTTGAATGGAATCAATGAAGGTTTGGTCATACATTCCGGCTATGGCGGCCTGATCTGTATGGAGATGTTGCCAGAGAATGTTCGTCTTGTCAGGAACGATCATGCTCTGATGACAAACACTCAATATTAAATTGATGTTGGTTGACCAATTTACCCCTACATATTTTTTCAAATTGGAGTAAAGAAGCTCGGTGCCACCTTGGGGGTTCATATGATATAGTATAAGTTATTAGCTTTTATGAAGCTTCAAGAATGGCGATTCTTTTCTCCAATGCATCGTTCTTTTCTGCCAGTTCCTGGATAGCCTTTACCATCACTGGTAAGAGCTTACCAGGTGCAGCTTCATAACGTGATTCGTCTTCGTTGGAGATCACAAGTTCAAGCCAGTCCCTTACCTGATGGTAATCCATAGCTTGCTTGAGTTCTTGGGCAATGAATCCGGCGTAACCTTGACCAACTTTTGATCCATCCCGCATGTTCCACGTGAACTTCACGGGGCGAATCTGCCGGATGAAGTCCAGCCCGAGTGGGATGTCAACAATGTCCTTCTTGTCACGTGCGTCAGATAGCGCCGTAATGCTAGTTACTTGGGCACGGATAGTCGCTATGCTGGCGTTACCAAGAGTAATGGTATTGGAGCAGGCTGCTGCTAATGGGAGAGCGCAGCCGCCTATAAGGATATTATTTGAACCGCCATTAACGGTGTATCCAGCACAACAACCAATAGCGATGTTATCAGTGCCTGTAGTGTTGCCGTAGAGCGCCTTGTATCCTTGGGCGAAGTTATTATAGCCTGAGGTGTTGCTGTAGAGCGCCTGGCATCCTTGGGCGAAGTTATTACAGCCTGTGGTGTTGTTGTAGAGCGCCCGGTATCCTATGGCGGTGTTATTACTGCCTGTAGTGTTGCCGTAGAGCGCCTGGGATCCGGAGGCGAAGTTATTACTGCCTGTGGTATTTCTGTAGAGCGCCCTGTTTCCTTGAGCGGTGTTATAACAGCCTGTGGTATTTTTGCACAAAGCACCATAACCTATCGCGGTGTTGCCGCAGCCGTAGGTGTTGTTGTAGAGCGCCTGGCATCCTTGGGCGAAGTTATTACAGCCTGTGGTGTTGTTGTAGAGCGCCTGGCATCCTTGGGCGAAGTTATTACTGCCTGTGGTATTGCTGTAGAGCGCCCGGTATCCTATGGCTAGGTTATTGATGCCGGTGTTGTAGTAGAGCGCCTGGAATCCTTGGGCGGTGTTATTACTGCCGGTGTTGCAGTAGAGCGCATTGTATCCTTGGGCGGTGTTATTACTGCCGGTGATGTTGTAGAAGAGCGCCCGGTATCCTTGGGCGGTGTTATTACTGCCGGTGGTGTTGGCGTAGAGCGCCTGGAAGCCTTGGGCGGTGTTATTACAGCCGGTGGTATTTTTGTTGAGCGCCTGGTATCCGGAGGCGAAGTTATTACTGCCTGTAGTGTTGCTGCAGAGCGCAAAGTAGCCTTGGGCGAAGTTACTAATGCCGTAGGTGTTGTTGTAGAGCGCCTTGCATCCTATAGCGGTGTTATAGCTGCCAGAGGTGTTGCAGTAGAGCGCATTGTATCCTTGGGCGGTGTTATTACTGCCGGTGATGTTGTTGTAGAGCGCCTGGCATCCTATGGCGGTGTTATTACTGCCAGTGGTGTTGCATTTGAGTGCCTGGAATCCTTGGGCGAAGTTATTACAGCCGGTGGTATTTTTGTTGAGCGCCGAGTTTCCTTGGGCGAAGTTGTTACTGCCAGAGGTGTTGCAGTAGAGCGCATTGTATCCTTGGGCGGTGTTATTACTGCCGGTGGTGTTGTAGTAGAGCGCCTTGTATCCTTGGGCGAAGTTATTACTGCCAGTGGTGTTGCATTTGAGTGCCTGGAATCCTTGGGCGGTGTTGTTACTGCCAGAGGTGTTATATGTGAGCGCCCAGTATCCTATGGCGGTGTTATTACTGCCTGTAGTGTTGCTGCAGAGCGCCTGGCATCCTTGGGCGAAGTTATTACTGCCTGTGGTGTTGCAGTAGAGCGCAAAGTAGCCTATGGCGGTGTTATTACTGCCTGTAGTGTTGCTGTAGAGCGCCTGGCATCCTTGGGCGAAGTTATTACTGCCTGTGGTGTTGCAGTAGAGCGCACTGTGTCCTATGGCGGTGTTTTGACTGCCGGTGGTGTTGGCGTAGAGCGCCAGGTAGCCTTGGGCGAAGTTATCAGTGCCTGTAGTATTTTTGTTGAGCGCCAGGTATCCGGAGGCGAAGTTGTGCCTGCCGGTGGTGTTGCCATAGAGCGCCTGGCATCCTTGGGCGAAGTTATTACAGCCGGTGGTATTTTTGTTGAGCGCCTGGTATCCTTGGGCGAAGTTATGACTGCCGGTGGTGTTGTTGTAGAGCGCCTGGCATCCTTGGGCGAAGTTATTACTGCCTGTGGTATTTTTGTTGAGCGCCTGGAATCCTTGGGCGGTGTTATTACTGCCTGTAGTGTTGCCGTAGAGCGCCTGGCATCCTTGGGCGAAGTTATTACTGCCTGTGGTGTTGCAGTAGAGCGCCTGGTATCCTATGGCTAGGTTATTATAACCTGTGGTGTTGTTGTAGAGCGCCTGGTATCCTATGGCTAGGTTATTATAACCTGTGGTGTTGTTGTAGAGCGCCAGGTATCCGGAGGCGAAGTTATGACTGCCGGTGGTGTTGTTGTAGAGCGCCTGGCATCCTATGGCTAGGTTATTATAACCTGTGATGTTGTTGTAGAGCGCCTGGTATCCTTGGGCGAAGTTATGACTGCCGGTGGTGTTGTTGTAGAGCGCCTGGCATCCTATAGCGGTGTTATAGTTGCCAGAGGTATTTTTGTTGAGCGCCAGGCATCCGGAGGCGAAGTTATTACTGCCAGAGGTGTTAGATGTGAGCGCCTGGTATCCTTGGGCGAAGTTATTACTGCCTGTGGTATTTTTGTTGAGCGCCAGGTATCCTATGGCTAGGTTATTGATGCCAGTAGTATTCTTGCACAGAGCACCGATGCCAATCGCAAGATTGTTAGCGCCTGTCGTAACGGACGCCAATGCGCCAGTGCCAATCCCTAGGTTGTTGTACGTGGCTGTAAGACTCGGACTACTTGACGTCGGGTAAGGGCCTGCGTTATTGACGTACAGACCACCGTTGTCAACCCTAATCCGTTCACAAGTACCTGCACCTAGAAGGAGAGTACAGACGCAGCCTGCTGCACCAACCAAGGAGCCAATGACAGTGTTATCAGTGCCGGTTGTAATTGACTTACCAGCGTCAGCACCAATGGCGATGTTATTACCAGTGGCGTTTGATGCGTACAAGGCACAGCAACCGATAGCAACGTTGTTACTACCAGTAGTGTTGGCCGACAAAGCCGAACAGCCAATAGCAAGATTATTCGTGCCAGTGCTTGTTGCAAGTCCAACACCTACTCCTATGGCAACTTCACCACGCGCATTACCATTCGAGTTTGGCAATATGATATTGCCGCATACATTAATTGACATATTATTTCTCTCACTATGGAGTCAAATAATTGCCTACACGATGTACCTCACACCATATGACATCTTCGCTCCAGGGAACTCGTCAACAAGTATTTATCTTATTTTATCAAAAACTTCCTCTGGCGAAACATAAGCATTGATATCATAGTCAGTCTGTGTCCATAGCCAAAACTGCTTTTCTCTTAAATATTTTCTATCTTTCAGTAAATTTATATTTTCTTTATGTCCGAAAATTAGAGGATCTGATTGACTGAAAATAACAACCCCGGGTTTATTAAGATCCCAACAAAAATGTTGGAAAAAGCTGTCTACACTTACCCAAGTTCTGCACTCTTTAACAAGTGATGCTAAATCCGTGAGAGATAGATTCTTTCTAAAATCTTCAACTAACTGTTTTTCGCCTTCTACCCCGATTTGAACGATCGGTTCTTTAATCATTGCAATTAGTTCAGACCAGTAAGGGTAGTTTTTTGGGTTCTCTTGCCCATTTAGTAATGCTTTTGCGTAAGGGGAAATTATTATCATTTTTTTGTCCACTTTTCTTTAAGTAATGCGTAATTCTTTTCTATGTGTGCTAGCCTCTCAGTCTTATCGACAAAGGATTGTTCGCCCATATGGTGTATGGGGAAATCGGTGACAGACATAGCCGGATTGTTTTCATTTACATGTATATTATCGACCTGAACTATGTTATGCCCTGCTTTCACTGCACGATAGCAAAAATCTGCATCTTCGGAATAGCCCGGACTAAATCTTTCATCTAATATGCCGATCTCATCAAACAAAGATCTTCTTATTGCTGTACAGAAGAAAGGTAAAAACATTCCGAACTCTGTCCACATTATTCCTACGCCCGCTATGCCTATCTTACTATCCTTAAATGGTTCTATTAATTTATTGAGCCATGCATCTTTATCATAATAATTTAACAAATGTGCATCAGTATTCATAATAATTACATAATCGCCAGTTGCCAATTTAAGGCCCATATTAGTAGCTTTAGTAAACCCTATAGCATCTCTGCACCATACGAGTTTGAACGGTTCGCCTAAATTTACAACTAATTGGGCACTTTCTATGTCGCTCCCATTGCAGACTACGATAATTTCTATATCAGATAAATTAGTATTATCTATTATTCCTCTTAAGCAACCTTCTAATAATGCGGCCGGCCGGTATGCCGGTATTACAATTGATACTTTCATTTATCGAGCCCATACATTTTTTCAAATGCAGAGAGTAATGATCCGGTCCACTTCCATTCGTCCATTTTACGATATATGTTGTATTCATCTAAACTTCCGAATAAATTCTTAGCTTCTTGTATACTTCTTCCTGGTACAACTTCCGGATAACAGGAGAATATAACTGGATCTTTCAGTCTAGAAATAAAATGTTTCGCTACAATGTGATCACCTATACCATTATCGAGCACTACTATTTGCCTTTTATCAAAAGATAATGTATTTCTAAAAATAACTTCGTCTGCATCAAATAATGCTTTCTGTTCTGTTCTTACGCCGCCAAATCTATCTTTCAGATGCCATATATTTGCATTCGGCACAACAAGAATACGATAACCGCGTTTCTTTAATCCATACGTAAATAATGTTTCTTCTCTGTAGGCAACACGGGATAATGCTAAATTATAATCCTGTATCCCTGCCCTATATAAAAAAGAACAGTGCAAATGATCTACTTCTTTTACTTCTTTTATATAATCCCATTGTATGCTTGGTTCATCGTCTATATTTTCTATCTTACCTGTTACTCCTATGCAAGGAGTGAAAGGGGGAGTTAATATAGCGCCACCTACTGCACCTACACTATCGTCTATATAAGAAAATAGTGTTTCTAATACATTGGGTTCAGGCATACAGTCATCGTCTATTCGTAATACCCATTCGAATCCCATTTTATTGGCCATATCGTGACTAAAATGTTGGCCTTTCTTAAGAGCATAGACCCATTCCCAATCTATATTCTTTTCCCTCATTATCTCAAATAGATATTGATATATCTTTATACTTCTTACATCGATTGGATTATCATTATCGTCGAATATCACGAGTTTATCAATCTTTTTTGTTTGATTGAGTATAGCCATAATAGTCATAGGTAAGGTAGTTTCATATCTACCTCTTGTTGCAACGGAACATAAAATCATATACGCACCCACTTTTCTGTAAAAACATTATCCCATCTTCTGGATTCTCCGGGCTGGTCGAGATACATCCTTCCCCTTTTTACTTTAGAGAACCCACTTTCTATCATCTTTCTTTCTATTAGATCTAAGTCTTTATATTTTGGATCAGGATTAGTATCACCATGTATTTCCATGGTTATCACTGTAAATCGCCTTAATAATTCTGCACTGCTCGTTAATAGAATATTAAACTCTGAACCTTCACAGTCCATTTTTAATACAGTATTATTATCATGTATATTACACTTATCCAATAAAGTTGCCAAAGTAATTGTTTCTACTAAATCACCTTCACTACCTCCTATCATAGATCCTACATGTGCATTCAGTATATGAACCATTTCTCTGTCTGTATCATACACTGCATAATTTAGCGGTTCTATGGCAGGGTATCCTGCTATATTATTTAATAAGCCTAAATTAAATATAACAGGTTGTGCTTCTACAGTAATGACACGGTTAGCACCTTTTTCTATGCACGATAATGCAAACATTCCTAAATTTCCGCCTATATCAATAACTGTTTTACCACGAACATCACTTACTTCTATACCATAGTTATTCTCTTCGAAAATCTCGACATAACTTCCCGGTTCTTGAACTCGTAAACTTTCTCTATTTATAATTGATGCAGGCTTATAAGCTTCTACTCGAAGATTATTATGCGGATGCGGCCATTGTTCGGGTGGAAAACTAATATCCACATATCCAGCTGCTTGTAAATGCCCCTGCAGTGAGTCTGGCCACCACCCGAATAAATGAGGACTTGTGATATTGTCTGGGCCGCCTTCTGATGTTGTATTTACACTACCGTATACAGCATTTAATATACCCATCTTACCATAATAATTTGTTTCTGCTAAGAAACTCTTACATAATCTTTCAATATCGGGCATCTCCATAGATAACTTACCTCCAGGTTTCAGTACTCTTAACCATTCCTTCAATATATCTACCGAGTGATACGGATTTAAATGTTCAAAAACATGCGATGCCATAATCTCCGAAACAGAATTATCATTAAAATCTAATTTAATTATGTCCATCGGAATATTTGCACGCTTATCATATAAGTCTACCGATAAGAAGCCTGGATAATCTACTCCGCCCGAACCTAAATTTAACTTAATATTATCGTTATATCGTTTACAATTTAATAATCCATTTACTTTAATTATACTCTTTGTATATTCCGGTATATCTTTAAATGTCTGATTATCTTTATGCCATATAGGAAAATCACCAACATTAGTAGATGCTGTTGTACTATAGACAGGAGTAGATGTCGATAATGTTTTATACCCAGCCTTTTGAGCTTTAATTGTAAAATCAATATCTTCTCCACCACCCGGTGAATAAATTTCATCAAGTAACCCTAATTCATCGAAAAGTTTCTTACGAATCATAACACAGAAGAATATTAATACATCATGATTTGAATAATTATCGTGCATCTGCAACGGACCCACCATGCCTACTGTTTCATCTGCAAAAGGTGCTGTTAATATATCTATCCATGCATTTTTTTCTTGCTGCAATAACTCAGTATCGTTATTTAATAAAATAATAAATTCTGAATCACTTGCTTTAATACCTAAATTAGTTGCTCGTGTGTACCCTATTGCTTCTTCCGACCAAATTAATTTAAATGGTGCACCTAAGTTTTCTACGAATTCTTTAGTATTATCTGTACAGCCATTTGCAACAATAATAAATTCTATATTATACGGTATAGTATATTGCATAATACTACGAATCAAAGGTCTTAACAAATCTTCACAGTGATTGTATGTGGGAATAACAACACTATATTTTCTCATCTTCTTTCCATACCTTTCTGCTAAAATTTTACTATTTCTGCCAACAATCACATTACCATATTCAGGTATTTCGCCGAATGTCTTATTATCTTTATGCCATATAGGATAAGTGGTACACCTTTTACCATCTTGATAAAAATCTGTATTAACACTCTTAAACAAATAACCTGCTTTTACTGCCCGCAAGGTAAAGTCTATATCTTCTCCGTATCCTGGACTAAAAATTTCATCTAAGTAGCCTATCTCTTCAAATAACCTTCTAGGTATCATTACACAGAAGAATATTAAGAAATTTGCATCTGCATAAGGGTCGTAGTTTTCTTTGACACCCGTTAAACCCATCTTAGGATCCGAAAAAGGAGCCACTAATAAATTTATCCAATCATTTTTTGCTTGAATTAAGAACTCTGTATCATTATTAAGCGGTATTACATACTCGCCGGTTGCAGCCTTTATTCCTAAATTTGTTGCCTTTGTATATCCGATGCCCTCATCTACCCAAATTAATTTAATAAAGTCACCTAAACTGTCTATATATTCTCGGGTATTATCGGTGCATCCGTTTGCTACAACAATGATTTCTAAATTATCTGTATCGGTATATTGGATAATTGATTCGATGCACGGTTTGAGCAAATCGTCACAATGATTATATGTAGGAATAACTATACTATACTTCTTTTTACTATATCGGCCATATAAAATTCGTCTATTTTTCTCGACTATTGCTCGATCAGTAAATTTATTCATTGTCTGCACTTGACCTGTATGATAAACTGGGAAATTTATACTATATACTCCGTTTTCATACTTCTTATTAGGGTTATACTCTGGCACTTCTACACACTTAAAGCCGGCTCTCCATATTTTCATCGATAAATCTGAATCAGAAAAATATCCTGGATTATATACTTCATCAAACATCCCTACTTGTCTCAGTATATCTGCCCTATACATCGTACATCCTGCATGTAATACCAGATCCAACCCTGCATAATCATTTGCAAAAGGGCTCGATGCGCCTACTGTAGGATCTGCAAACGGTGCTTTTAATAAGTCTATCCATTGATCAACAGGTTGGCCTAATAAGATAGAGTCGTTATCTATTGTAACTATATATTTCCCAAGAGCTTGCTGAATTCCTGCATTATATGCTCGAATTACTCCTTGCGGTTCATTAAACCATATATAATTAACTTTTTCTTTCAGCTCGTTTAGATATGCCCGAGTACCATCAGTACATCCATTAGCCACAACAATAATTTCTTTATTGGATAAATCTGTATTTTTAAGAATAGCATCTATACACGGCTTAAATGCATCTTCGAAATGATTATAGGTAGGTATAATAATTGTTACATCTATTAGTTTTTCTTTACAACCATATTTTTCTACTAATATCTTATTATTTCGTAGTATGATGGCATCTTTTTCTTCGTTGTTGTCTGCGAAAGTACCGTTACCTGCATGATATATGGGAAAATTAAGATTTTCTATACCTACATCGAAATGGCCTACCACATCTTCAGGTACACTAACTAATATATATCCTGCTGTAGTTGCTCTTATACAGAAGTCCCCGTCTTCTCCCATACCCGGAGAATATATTTCGTCTAATATGCCTATCTTCTCAAATACTTCTCGTCTGATCATTACTAACCAGAAAGCCATTGCATCATATCTAAGTCCACCACAATCCCAATCAAATTTCACAGGCCCCGTAATACCGACCTTATCATCTGTAAAAGGTGATGCAAGAAGATTTAACCATCTATTTTTAACTTGTGGCATAAGAACAGTGTCATTATTTAATAATATGACAAATTCTCCTGTCGATTGTTTAATACCTATATTAGTGGCTCGAGTATAACCTACTGCATCGTCTGTCCAAACTAATGTTATATTAGGATTATTTAAATTAATTATATAACTTGCTGTATTATCAGTACAACCATTAGCCGATATAATTATTTCAACCTCCTCCATATCAGTATATTCTAATATCGAGTTTAGACAGGGCTTTAATAAATCATCGCAGTGATTATAGGTAGGAATAACTATACTATACTTCTTCATAAATCCTTAGGGTGTAATAACCCTATATTTATGCCGATTAAAACATAGTTTTTAGTTTATCGATTCTGTAAATTTTTAATTTCTGCACCGAGTTCTTTGATAGCTTCAATCAAATACCCTGTCAGGCCAGCATAGTTGACACTTTTTAACCCGTCCTTATCGATAGAAACAAGATGAGGTAAAATAGGTTCTAATTGTTGAGCAATGATTCCGGCTGATTTGTTGCCGCCATAAAGTTTCCAATTAAATTCTACACCTTGCAATTTATCTATCGTACCAAACGCATCTTTAATGAAAGATATGTTAATTTTCTGTGTCTCGTCCGATGTTGTATTAAATATAACTGCATTCAGTTGACCATTTGCAGCATCAAAGTTGATAGGTGTCGCAGTTACCGCACTCGCTGTTTGATTCGACCCTGTTGATGCTATACCAACAACATAATATGTGCCTGAAACTTGTGCTGTTGCATTTATTAATGTGGAAGGCCCTGCTGTTCCTGAAGTTCCAGATGTACCAGACCAGCCACTTGTACCAGATGTTCCAGATGTACCAGACCAGCCACTTGTTCCGCTTGTTCCACTAAAACCGCTTTCGCCGCTTGTACCAGACCAGCCGCTTGTTCCGCTTTCGCCGCTTGTTCCAGACCAACCACTTGTTCCACTGTAGCCACTTACGCCGCTTGTGCCAGACCAACCACTTACGCCGCTTGTACCAGACCAGCCACTTACGCCGCTTGTACCAGACCAGCCACTTACGCCGCTTGTACCAGACCAGCCACTAATTCCACTGTAGCCACTTGTTCCACTTGTACCGCTTGTTCCAGACCAACCACTTATACCGATATGTTCGTGTGACATTCTTATTAGAGTACCGTTTGAGAACGCACCTTGGGCAACATCATATGTGACTACAAATGTATGATAGGCACCACTATCTGTATTAGTTGTTATTACATAGCGTGCATAAACTGAATCAGTTGATTGTTGTTTGAAATCTATAGTATCGCCAGCGCCAAGAGTATTTAAATATGCCCCTAATGTAGTTCCATTATTATCAGCATCTTCTATCCATAGAGTTGTAACCAATGTATAATTAGCGTTATTAAATCTAACTCCGCCGTTGTTCATTCCTACACCGTTAGTGGTGTTGGTGCTGAATGTCATTGGTAAACCAGATGACGACCCAGAGAAGCCACTTATGCCACTATACCCGCTTATTCCCGAAGTACCTGACCAACCGCTATAGCCACTTGTTCCTGATGTACCAGAAGTACCTGACCAACCGCTATAGCCACTTGTTCCTGATGTACCAGAAGTACCAGACCAGCCACTTGTTCCACTTGTACCACTTGTTCCACTTGTTCCAGACCAGCCACTTGTTCCAGACCAGCCACTTATTCCACTGTAGCCACTTGTTCCACTTGTTCCAGACCAGCCACTTGTTCCACTTATTCCAGATGTTCCAGACCAACCACTTGTTCCACTTGTTCCAGACCAGCCACTCACACCGCTTGTTCCAGATGTACCAGACCAGCCACTTATTCCAGATGTTCCAGACCAACCACTTACACCAGATGTACCAGACCAGCCACTTGTTCCACTTGTTCCAGATGTACCAGACCAACCACTTGTTCCACTTGTTCCACTTGTTCCAGACCAGCCACTTGTTCCAGACCAGCCACTTATTCCACTGTAGCCACTTGTTCCGCTTGTACCAGACCAGCCACTTGTTCCACTAAAGCCACTTTCGCCAGATGTGCCAGACCAGCCGCTTGTTCCACTAAAGCCGCTTTCGCCACTTGTGCCGGACCAGCCACTTGTTCCGCTTGTTCCGCTTGTACCAGACCAACCGCTTGTGCCACTAAAGCCGCTTTCGCCACTTGTGCCAGACCAGCCACTAGTGCTTGCACCTGATATACCGCTTGTTCCAGACCAGCCACTTGTTCCACTAAAGCCACTTTCGCCAGATGTACCAGACCAGCCACTTACACCACTTGTTCCAGATGTACCAGACCAGCCACTTGTTCCACTAAAGCCACTTTCGCCAGATGTGCCAGACCAACCACTTGTTCCACTAAAGCCGCTTTCTCCGCTTGTACCAGACCAACCACTTGTTCCGCTTGTTCCGCTTGTACCAGACCAGCCGCTTGTTCCGCTTGTTCCGCTTGTACCAGACCAGCCACTTGTTCCGCTTTCGCCGCTTGTACCAGACCAGCCGCTTGTTCCGCTTTCGCCTGATGTGCCAGACCAGCCACTTGTTCCGCTTGTTCCACTAAAACCGCTTTCGCCGCTTGTACCAGACCAGC